TTAGCTGACAAACCAAAACCACCAAAAGTAGCTGAAACCGATGAGTAAAAAAAGGGCGATTAATTTCGCCCTTTTTTATTTTGTGGTTTACAATACACATACTTTTTATTATAATATCTCACACTAAAGGTTTTTTTCACTTCACATATAGGAGAGTAGTAATATGCCAATCAATCTTGACCGTATACAAAGTGCTATTGATAGGTTTGATCCAGACAAACGCAATAGCACCAGCACAGGCAGTGAAAATATTATCAAGTTGCCTGAAGGTCAATCAACTATTCGTATCATGCCTTATAAGTATGATGAAGATATGCCATTTAGAGAGTTTAATTTTCATTACAATATTAATGGACGGACCTTCGTTTGCCCTCAACGCCATGGAGATGAAAATTGTCCTGTTTGTGCTTTTGTTAAGACTACATGGGCAGAATATAATAAGACTGAGGATGAGTCTTATAAGGAGCTAGCTAAATCAATGGGCATTTCAACTCGTGTTTTTATTCCTATCATTGTTAAAGAGTCACCCGATAAGGAGCAAGAGTGGTCGAAGTCTAATAATATTATTCGTTGGTGGGGTGTATCAGCGTCAAGCTCACCACGTAGCACTTACAACAAGATTCTCAACGCTGCTAAGATTGCCCTAAAGCGCGATATCGATATCACTGATATCAAAAATGGTATGGACTTAATTGTCACCGTAGAGAAGGGTTTCAACGGTTGGGTATATCCTGTTGATGTATCTCTTGATGTTACACCATCAACTGCTATTGAAAACTTGACTAAGAATAAGTCTGTTGTTATTGACCTTCTTGATAGTGTAGAAAACATCGACACTATGTTTCCTCTTACTCCTGTAACAGAGATAAAGGAAGCGCTTGCCGCACACCTAAATCCTGCAGGCGAAGAAGAAGAAAACAACGATAGCACTGGCACTACCAAGAGTTTCGCCTCGGTTAAGGAGGACGAGGACGACCTCCCTTTTGATGTAAACTCATCACGCTCTAAGGGTGATGAGGCGAATGAGCAAATACAAAACAAGTTTGCCGGTATACTCGGCAAATAAATTGACGGGGGCTTCGGCCCCCTTTTTCATTCGGAGTTTATATTGCCACCTAAAAAGAAAACAGCAAAGAAAAAGACAGAAGACGACTCAATATTGGGTGATCTTATTGTCAAAGAATTAAATACTAAAATGGCCGGTTCTGCTTATGTATTCGGCAAAGATGATACACCAACAGAAGTAAAGCGTTGGTTGACCACAGGCTCTGCGCAGTTAGATACTATTATAACTAATGATGCAGAGAAGGAAGGTGGTATACCAGTTGGCAAGCTCGTAGAAATAAGTGGAGAATCACAAACGGGTAAGTCAATGCTTTCGTATGTTATTCTAAAAGATTGTTTAGACAAGGGCGGTATACCAGTATTGATTGACACAGAAAACGCTGCTAATATAGAATTTCTGCAGCTCATTGGGTTAGACCCTATAGAAACAAATTTCTGTTTGATACAATTAGATACGGTAGAAAAAGTATTTGAAGCTATAGAGAATATGATAAAGCTAATCAAAGCAAACGAACCAGATCGTATGGTTTGTATTGTTTGGGATTCTATTGCCGCTACATCTACAGATCAAGAAGTTAGAAACGATTATGATGAAAACACAATAGGTCTAATGGCTCGTAGAATGGGCCAAGGCTTGCGTAAAGTTATTAGGCTTATTGGCACACATAATGTATCGCTCGTCTTTCTCAACCAAGTTAGGAAGAATATAGGGGTTATGTTTGGTGATGACACTATAACACCTGGCGGTAGTGCTGTACCTTTCTTCTCTTCACTTCGTATAAAGCTCATCAACGCTGGCAAGATTACTGTTGGTAATACAGTTGCTGACAAAAAGACCATCGGTGCAAAGGTAAGAGCGAAGATTATCAAGAATCGTTTTGGGCCACCACTAGGTCAATGTGAATTTAAAGTCTATTATAATAGAGGCATGGTTGACCATGAAGATTGGTTGGAAGTGCTAACCAAAGCAGGTCACATAAATAAAATAAGCGCTCAGAAAAGCGCTATTACAGTAGACGGTAAAACTCACGAATTTAAGAACAAGGATTGGCTTGAGTATGTTGATAACAATCCAGATTTCAAAAAAGCAATTACACCTCTGCTTAGAGAATCGCTTGTTGTAAAACGACACAAAGAGCAGTTTTCCTACTCAGATGAAGTAGTAGAAGCAGTAGAGAGCGAAGAAGAAATTTGAAATTTTTGCTCAAAAAAATAGCTTGACAGTGTATCTAAATTTTTTTATATTATAGTAAGAATTTTGTATTATATTTCTGAAAATTGTATTATATTTATAGTGAAATGGTTATTTTGTATCCCAACTTAAATCCTTGTTTTAAAAAATGCACAAAGTGTGCCATATGGATTTCTATGCTCTAAAGGATGTGTTATGTCTAAAAAAGTTATGTTTGTAGATTTGATGAATATGTTTGTCCGTAATTTCTCCGCTGTCACTTTGACTAATGTCAATGGTGAGCACGTAGGTGGTTATTATGGCACACTAGCTAGTATACGATCCCTTATAGAAAAGTTGGAAGTTGATGAGGTTGTGATAGCTTGGGAGGGCAAGCAATCAGGCGAACGCCGCAGAAAAACTCTCACCACTTACAAAGAAGGCCGTAAGATGGTTGGGCTAAATCGTATCTTTGAGAATGACGAAGAAGACGAACGGGAATCACTAGTTCGTCAGATAAGTCTGCTCAAGGAAACATTTGAGTTTTTACCTTTCCACCAAGTAGCAATCCAATACCAAGAAGCTGATGATGTTATCGCTTGGATGGCTAATAACACCTTTGATGGGTATGAGAAGATTATCGTATCCACTGACAAGGATTATTACCAATTAGTAAGCGATGATATATCTGTGTATAGACCTGTCAAGGTAAACAAAAAGCACGGACAGATGATTGATATGGAGTATATGTTGGAGTCCGAAGATTGTTATCCTCCTAACTATACTCTTATCAAGTCTGTTTGTGGTGATAAGTCTGACAAGATAGATGGTGTGCCAAGAGTTGGTGAGAAAACCTTCAAGAAGGATTTTCCATTCTTGTCTAACACCACACAATATACTGTAAATGATATACATGAGCACGCTGTTGAGCAAGTAGCACAGAAGAATAAGAAGTATCAGAAGTATGTTGATAACAAAGAATTAATAGAAAAGAATTACAGTCTTGTGCAACTACATGATGTAAACGTTACTATACAAGATATGGATGCGATTACTTATATTGTTGATAACAACAAGCCTAAGTATAACCCAATGAAGTTTCGGTTGAAGTTGTTGACCGAAGATATATCACCTAAAAACATTTCCGATTGGACGACCACTTTCGGTAATCTAAAAAATACACAGGAGATGCAAAATGTCTGATAATCAAAACTTTGAATCGTTTGGATTAAAGTTTCAAACTTTAGTGCTTAAGGCGGTTATGACAGACAGAAAGTTTTTTGAAAAGATTTATGAAATACTTAAAGAAGATTATTTTACTTATGAGCCACATAGAGCTATGTGGAGCGAGGTGTCTAAACTATATAGTAGGTATGATGCTGTGCCTACATATGATATGCTTAAGACAGAAATAGTAAACTATCCTGATGGAGAATTAAAAGAATCAATTCTTACTATTTTGGTAGACCTAAACACTAACACAAATATTTCAGAAATGGAATATACCAAAGACAAAGCTTTTGAGATGTGCAAGAATGGCTCTATGCGTAATGCTATTATTAATTCCGTTGAGCTGTTGAAGGAAGGCAAATACGAAGAGATACAAAAAACTATTGAGAATGCCTTGAAGATTACATCAGAGACCGATTTAGGACATGAGTATTTTACTGGACTATCAAATAGGTCTGTCGTGCAAAAGAGAGATCCGGTGCCTACAGGTTTTAAAGCATTGGATCATAACGAAGTGCTTGATGGTGGACTAGCACCTGGCGAATTAGGAATGGTTATGGCTCCAACTGGCGGCGGTAAATCATTCTTTCTTGTCAATCTTGGATATGGTGCTTTATCCTCTGGTAAAAACGTTGTCCATTACTCTTTTGAGTTAAGCGAGAAAAACATCGGACACCGTTATGACGCTCGTATCACCGGTATTCCCGTAAAAGAATTGTATAGCCGAGTGGATGAATGGTCCGAAAGACTTGAAAAGTTTTCTAGTGCTAATATGGG